ATGTGCTGTAGATACTTATATTTAGATTCCATCAATGCAGCCCTATAGCCTTAATGATCCAAGCGATACTTAAACCCACGATACTGATATGCGCGTATCTCACCTGACGTTCCCGGCGAGGCTCATAGCGTTGCGGTTCTTCATAATCAAGACCATCTAAAGCGCGTGGGTTGTCATTCAGCGCACATACCAAATCTTTACAAGCAGCCTTAAGCTGTCGCGTTGAACGAAGAAATTCATGTCTGTTACTTTTTAACATTCCGAACTGCCTCTGCTAGTGTCGCCATGGAAACCGCCAAGCTCTTATTCGCCTCTGTGGCTTCCTTGCGCTCTTTAGAGAACCCCCATTGGAGTATAAGAATATATAGGCATAAGCCGCAAATGGCAACCGCTTCAAACGCCACTAAGTCGTTAGCATTATTAACGAAGCGGCTCATATCAGGTGTGGCTAATGTTTCTGGGGTCATATTAGATTATCCTTAAGATGCAACACCACTCCCACCCCTGCCACGTCCTCTTGATCTGAGCATGATTTATATCCTTTGGTCTATCCAGCCGAGGGTTGCAATATACAAATTAGTATTTGCAAATGCTCGATACCTGATTTGTTGTGCTGTATTAGTAAATATAGCTAAACTAGCAGCATGGTTAGCAGCACCAGAGCCAAAATTAGCCAATGGTGCCGTACTAACAGATGGGGCAACGTCTACAGATGTAAGCTCTGAGTAATAAATGATAGTGTTTGCACTTGTAAACGTATTAAATAACGCTTCTACAACCACACCAGATGGAACACTTGCTAATGTAGCAGTGCCAGCCGCTGTTCCAGTACCTGTAACCGTTACATCGAGAACGGGCGTATTGAGCTTGAATTTATTTCCGCGTTGAGTAAAAGGTAGGATAGCAGCAGACGCTCTAATAATAGACCCAATACACTTTTTCTTAGTGTAGTTTGTCGGCAATGTCGGTGATGATGCAGACGTGCTAAAAAGAACATCAGTAACGTTCGTATCAGGTCGATTGATAACCCAAACATGATATGTTGTATCTGCTATTGATCCAGTATCCAGACCCCCTTGGTTAGTGCCAACAGTCCATCCAGCATCAAGGCGTTTTGTAATACCAGCCGCCAATGTCATTACAACCAATCCATCATCAGAAACACATGACCCAGCAGCGATATCAATATCGTTTGTTGGGTCGGTTGTATTATTTGAAAGCGTCAGTCCGTTTAAAACTCTATTCTTGAACCCGCCAACAGTGGAGGCATTTACAAGGTCAATAAGCCCTTGGATCGTGTCTCTTTTAGTCGTATTGGAGTCCGAAGCGTCCGCAAAGATAAAGCTGTCAGCCGCGACAACAACATCCTCTGGGAAGTTGGCTATAATATTATCAACGGTAGAAGATTGGACAGAGAAAGCCGTGACATTATCGGTTTCTCTAATCAGGTTTCCTAGAGAATCCTCAAGACGGAATTTATAAGACCCATCAAGAAACATAACCCCGCGCCCTGAGCTATCCAGAATAAGAGGATTGGCGTTAGGTGTCGCGCCGCCTTGGTTCGTGAATGTTTGCTTTGGCGTGACTGTTCCAGCCGTGTAAGTGTAAAGCTTCCCACCTGATAATGGATCGCCGTTATTGTCAAAGAACTGAATGAAGTGGGGGACGTATAAGACTGCCATTTTATTTTACCTTATCTTTTTCGAGTGAACCGCTTACTTTTGCAGCAGGCATGGTCATTATTTTGGATAGAAACTCTTTTTTCTGTGCAGGTGGCAATGCATTAATCATCTGATTTGTGACTTTCCCGCCTTGCTCAATAACTTGAAGAAGGTTTTCAGCCTTACCCGCAGCAATAGCCTTTTGACCAGAACGGGCAGCCGTACCGATAACCGGAACCAAAGCACCTACACCCGCCCCAGCACCTACACCAGACGCAAGGCCACCAATAACTGGGAGAGCCGTATTGCCAACTGCACGACCACCGCCAAGATCAAAACCAAACTTCCCGAGAAGCTTTAAAACCCCCTCGCCAGTAGTTTGATTTGAGGCTTGTTTTAGTGCTTCCAATTCTTCTCCTGACCAACCCATAGTGTTTTTAGGATTGGTGCGGAATTTCTCTAAATCACGTTTCAGCTTATTAGCATCGTTTGAAGCGTTAGTAATAATCTGACCAATCTTTTCAAACCGCTTACCTTTAGCCCATTCAGCGCGGGCCGATTTTAAAGCACCCACCGCAGAAGCATCACCTGAAATAAGTTTATCAGGTGAAAGATTGTCGATAAAATCGTCTATAAAATCAATCGCACGACCAGCCGCTTCGGCTTCCTGAGATTTATTAGGATTGGTTATATCTTTAGCGAGATTGCCTAAAATCTGTCTGTGACGGTCAAGCGTCATCATGCCAGTGTTACCAGCCGCAACATCATCACCTAAATCTTTAATCGCCACTAGAGTTGAGGAGTAAAGCTTTTGTGAAGCGATATCTTTGTTTTTGACAACCGTTGAAAGGTTATTAAGAAGCTCTTGCGCGGCTTCTGGTTTAGCCAAAACACCAGCGTTATCGGCCTCGGAATAAAGCCTTCTTGAGCCTTCTTTAATTGATCCAAGCGCATCGGCTATAGCATCCTCACCTCTTGCGCCGATACCTTTTGCAATGTTCTTAGAGCCACCTACAACCGCAGAGCCTAGACCGCTTAGAACCGCGCCAGCAACAGGTAGAGCAGCACCGACAGCAGCACCAGTCCCAGCACCTTCGAGAAATGCTTGACCGCGCTGTCCAGATTCAGCGTCCCCTGCGGCGTATAAACCAGCAACGGGAGCGGAAACAGCCGCACCGCCTGCACTCTTTGCGAGAAGATTTCCTGTACCCCGTAGGGCTCCGCCACTTCCAAATGGTGAAGCACTAGCCATTTTTGTTGTGAAATCTGCAAAGCCTTTTAGACCTTTCGCCGGGGTTGCAATAATACCACCACCCTGAACAGGCTTGCTAAATGCAGCCGGAAGGGTTGAGGCTATACCTATGACGTTTCCGATTGTGGTTGCCGTTGGGTTAGCTTCTTGAGTGGCTTTAGTGTCAGATTGCGCTTGATCGTAAAGCTCTTTAAAACCGAGATTATCAGGCGTAAATGGGTAGGCAATAGCAGCACCAAGGCCGGAAGTAATCACATTACCGAACGGCACCTGACCGCCAGCTACACCGTAAGCGGTCGCACGAAGTGGCCCGCCAGCATTACCTTGTGGGATATTTTTATTTTGAACGGGCGCGACTAAATCATCAAACGTAAGAGCGTTTGATTTTGGCTTCTCAAGGTCATCAAAAGTAATACCAGCCATTAAAGCCCTGCCTGAGTTGGGTCTATTCCGTTGTCGATCAAACGCTGTCTAACCATATCAGGATTAGCCCCATTTCTGATAGCCTTTTTAGCATTAAAAATGCTTTCGGCTTGTGCGGCTTTATCAACAACAGGAGGCTTTCCATCAAGGCCCGGAACTGGATCATCTACATTTCCAAGACCCATATTAGGTGGGAGCAACTCACCAGATTGATCGAGATAAAGAGGCTGGACTTGACCTTGTGATTGAGAGTTTAAAAACTGACGGGCTGCTTGCTCTTTCTTATCCAGATTATTAAGTGAAGTTGTTATAACTTCCTCAAGTTCTTTAAGGGCAGTGTTAAACGATTCCTCATCTTGAGCAGCAGAAAGACGAGCTTTGGCTTGCTCACCCTTTGCGCCTTCAATGTTTGTCAGAGCACCAGCACCACGGAGACTTTCATAAGCCTCCAAGAATACCTGACCTTGAGCCTGTTTAATTTTGGCTGCACCAGACGCAGCAGGAGTTCCAGCGATAATTCTCGGAAGTGTTGGGTTATCAGGATCAACAGTGCCGGGAATTGCTCCATTTAGGATATTCCTTGCGCCGACTACGCTTTGCACATCAGGGGCTAAACCTTCCCCTTCTGGGCCGCGCATCGTCTGAATTGTTTTTAAAGCTTGAGCTGCTTTAATTCTTGCACCCGGCATTCTGTTATTTAGAAAGTCCTGATATTCCTCCGCAAGTTTATTATCGCGCTCAATCTGGTTTTCTACTGGTTTGGCCCCAAGATCAACTTGGCTTTCTTGAATTGCCACATCACGGGCAATTTGCGGCTTATAGCCAAGATCAGAGGCATTCTTTGCATTCTGCTCATAGCCAGCTTTTGCACCAGCAATAGACCCAATCGCATCACCATAGCCGCCCATAGCCATAGGGCGATTATTAGCGTCATACACAACACCTCTATCAAGAAGCTTGGCGGAGGCCACAAGATCATTCAGGCGTTGCGTATCACCAGAAAGACGGGCCTTCTGGATTTCATTAGCAAGCTGAACAGACGCAGGGCTTGAACCCATCAAAGACTTTTGGGCTTGTTGCTTTGCAAGCTGAAACTGTTCAGCCTCTCTATCAAAATCCTGCTTAGTCTTAATACGCTGAAAAACGCTTAAATCAGGGCTTGCCATTATTGGGCCTCATCAAGATAAACGATCTTACCGTTGGCATCGACATAGCTCCGACCACGCAGAGCATTAGCCAGACCACCAGTCAGGATATTGCTTTTCGCTATCGTGGCGTTTGAACCGATGTTCCCAAGGTTCCCATAAGTATCAATCATCCCACCAGTTGCGCTTGCACCATAATTAGCAAGTCCTGAATTACGGTTTAACCACTGGGTGTAGGCATCGTTATAAGACTGAGCCGCCAGACCTTGACCATAATCTTGAGCCGCTTTCAAAGCCGCGCCGGATGATCCAAGACCCCTAGCAGCAAGGGAACGTTCAAGAGCTTGGTTGCCTTGGTTTAGGCGGAATTGATAACCAGCGTCCTCAGTCAATTGAGAAGGATCAAAGCCAGCTTTAAGTGAATCAAGCCCTTGAGAGCCAGCCGACAAGTAAGGCTGCAAAGCTTGCTGAGATTGAAGCTGAGCTTTTCTAAGTTCTTCCTCTGCACTATCTTGAGCGAGATATGAGGCCCCCGTACTGATAAGATCACCACCTGTACCAGATAGGGACGTGCTGAGAGCTTTACCAAGCCCACCACCGCCGCCAGAGGCTAGAATTCCATCAGTCGCCGGGGCAGAAGGCCCTTGAACGCCTACGCCAAGCGGAGCGGAAGCCTCCGAGCCAAACAACCCTTGTCCAATATCGCCAGCATTAGCCGCGACACCACCCGTCACACCGCCGAGCAATGCGCCTTTAAGGCCACCGCTTGCGCCGCCCAATAAAGCACCACTGAGGGCGTTCCCGATTGTCTGTGAGCCAACCTGACCACCAAGGCCAATACCCTTGCTGATAGCCGATCCAGCCGCATTAGCAAGCCCACCGCCACCTGCGCCAAGATAACCGCCAGCACCACCGAGAAGCGCACCCTTAAGGCCGCCGCCGCCGACTGCACCAATACCAGCACCTAAAGCTGCACTGGCAACCGGGCCTAAACCGGGAATAAACGAAGCCGCTATAGGCGCAACCTTTTTAATTAAACTCGACATTCTCTACCTCACTAAAACAACACTTGAAACCTGAAACCCGTACTTTTTGAAAAGGTTTATAAAAGCCGCATCGTTACCTATATTAGCGGTTGCTTTTACAAATACTTTCACACATTTATTCTCATCAAACCAATCGCACATACCTTTAAGAAGCTCTCGCCCTGCGCCTGTCCCTCTTGCCCTTGGAGAGACATAAAACTCTACAATGTCCCCCACATTTTCGACTTGAAAATCATTCTCAATCGAAACCATACCCGCACCTAGAAGCTCTCCATTGTCATCTGTAATCTGGATAATATCGCATTCAGGATGGACGATATGGGTATAGTAGCTTTTAAGCGCGTTTTCTTCGGAGAAAGTCCAATTCCAGTTTGTCTCTGCCATAAATTCACGGCCTAACTGGATCAATGCTGGAAGGTCTTTCACCTCTGATTTTCTGACGATCATCGAACCTCCACCAAACCAATAACACTGATAGGCAGGGTCACAGCAGACCAGCCGGGAAGAAAGATTCGGTTATTTGCAGATACACAATGACCGGAGTTTGTACCAGTCCCACCAGAGACAGCAAAGCAAATGCCATCGTTCGACATGAGGGGAGGGAAATTATCAATGTAGGTTGTCGCAGCCGTTGACGTGGTATCCGTGGCAGGCGTAATCGTAATCCTGAAATAGCAAATACGGCCTATTTTATAATATCGTCCAGACAGTGTAGGAGTGCCAGTAGAACCAAGCGAAACAGCCGTAGGTGTCCAAGCAACGCCCGGATCGCCTTCATACAGCGAGTTAAAAAACAGAATCCAAGAAAGGTTTGCTTTTCCTTCTTGGTCAATTAGAAAATCGTTAATTGGTGCTGGCGCAATCGTCATTTTAGATAGCTTCCAATAATAGCAACCTTTACAGGGTCAGTTATGGCTATTCTGAAAGTCATCTGTTCAGCTATGCCTAACCTGCGAAAAACAACGTTCGTCAAGTACTTGCCAACTTCCCCAATTGAGGCTGTGTAAGTGTCTGACCATGTTCTTGCGCCATCATAGCTTAGCTGCATGGAAACAAGTGGGTTTGACCCCTGCCCCGATTGAAGGCCGACTCCTGTTTCAAAGCCGATTTGAAGCATTCTAAACCGTAATTTTTCACCCTCATTCGAGATATGAGTGTAAACCCTTTCACGGCGTATTGCTTCACCGTTATCACTATACACATCTAATTTAAGCTTGTAAATATTCCCGTTTCGTCTATCTCCCACCAAGTGAGAGTCAAACCCGAATACAATCGAATTCGCTAGATGAGGCTCATAATCCCCTTGAGCATTAAGATAAGCCCTCTCATGCCATAACCCCGTGGTAACGTCCAGAACGAGAGTTGTTTCAAGACCCCCACCTGTGAGCATATAAAACTCATGGCCTTCCTCTTGATAGACCAGAGCGCGGATATTAGGTTTATCAGTGGCCCTTGAAATAGCGTACTCAATCGCCTCTGTAGAGACACGCTGAGGGCTAAACCCTTTGGCACGATAAACAATCCCATAACCATCGGCACTTTCACCAAGCCAAAACACGGAACTAGAAAACTCTTTTGCAGTCAATGGCGCGAGAATACCAACTGTAATCTCTGCCCCGGCAATCTTTTGAAAAGGAAATGCGCTGTCACCCGTATTTGTCCAGATTTCAGTCGTCTTATTGCCGAACATCCAGACTTGGCCCAAAGCACGCAAAACACGCAAAAGCCTATCGGGTGAGCTTTCAGCAGTGGCAAAGTCCAGAGCCGCCCAAGTTAACCCGTCATTCAGGGATGAAATATAGAATTTTCCGCTGCTATCCTGATTAACGATAAAATACCCATCGTTTGACGTAACACTGCCAGCAGAAGGGAAATCCGTATCAGATATTTGAACAAAAGCGTTTGTTGCGTAAGTGAAGATATATCCCTTATCACTATCGCATATCATCATCTGGGTTGGGTTTTCTTCAATCGTGATATTCCCAACAGCACTTGCAAGGCTTCCCATGTTAGTCGCTGTGCCGTTTGAAGCTATCTCATAGAGAGCAATACCAGAGACAACAAAAACCCGCCCATTGGTAGAAGCGAACGACCCACGAATAGGCCCGGTCCCTGCGGACGTAAAAGCCTCAAGTCCACTTGTACCATAAAGCGCAGCAGGCTCTTTGCCTTGTTGATCGAATATAGGAAATAGGTTAATCATGCGCTGCGCGTCAAACGGCAACGATCTTTGAACATAAGACGAACCTACAAGACCGATTTTCAATTCATCCAGCCATTCTCAAAGCGTCCAAACCGCATAGCCAGAGGCTGCGCGTCCATTGACCTGTTACGGATAATATTAGCCCGAATAAGGCGTTTTGATTCCTCGGCAATCTCTGCCACAACCGGATTTACTTGTTGCTCGTATTCTGGGTAAAGCTCCATAGCCAGATTATAAACCAGCATACGCTCCCATCCAGAAGGAAGAATAATGTCTGTATCGAGTGTGAATTGTGTAAGCTCTTTTTCACTCAATATGAAAATCTGATAAACCTTATCAGGGACAGGGTAAATCCTGATATTGATCAAAGGATTTCCATTATCGGAGTTATAATATAACGGAATTCCAACAGTCGTTTTTTGCGTTATATCCTGATTATAGATTTCATCAGTAATCATCGTCATAGGATAATCAGTTATACCATCCTTTAGATAAGCAGAGACAATAAACATCGGCTTGGCAGTATTAAAGTCACCACCCACGCCCATCGTGTATTGCCCGTCATTAGCCACAAGGCTAAAGGTTTCCCACTGCCTGACATATATCATCATGCTGTCATTGGAGAGAGACGATAGGAGAGCGTTTAAAGCATCAAGCGCATCGTTTGCCTCATCAGCAGACGGAGCATTATTTTTAAAGTTGGCACCGATCTTTGTCAGTGCCTTTGTGATAATGTCCCGCGCCGTGGTCATTCTTACTCACCGTAGCAGAATTGGAGAGTAATATCGTTCAAATTGACAACCATTTTTTGCCTCTTGGTTTGTATAAGCTAAACAATCGAAAGCACCCCCGAAGGGATGCTCTCTGTTTTTTAGCTTGTAACGCGGCAGAGATGCTCGTCACGAACCACGGCAGTACCGAACTGAATATCAAGACGCATCTTGAGTTGGTCAGTGTCGCCATCGTAGAACTTGATCGCACGCATTGAAATGCCATCAACTGTTTCAGTCTCACATTCGACAACGCCAGTACCCGGATCAAACAGAGGAACCGAGGCAAAGCGGATCGCGCTTGGATGATAAACAAGCGAGTTAGCCAGAACAGACGGAGCAGTCGTACCAGTAGAGAAGGTAAGCGGCTGATTATCTGCAATGGTTGTCGATACGTTTTGACGTGTCCCTGTGAAGTATAGGGCAGGGCTGATAGGAAGCGCGGCAATCGCACCAGCAGTCGCGGCAGTCGTTGCAGTCACGGTGAACTGTTTCAGGTTGCTGAGAGTTGCTTTAGTGATTGGGTTCACATCATAAACACCCGCGATTGTAAAGACAGTGCCTTTAGTCAGGGTGTTAGTGCCTGTGATTGCATCAACTGCCAGAGTAGCAGTGCCGTTGGTAGAAACCGCACCATTAATCAGAACAGCCTGAGAAACCGCAGTACCGTTGGTGTGAACATACGCCAAGTTAGAGGTCATAAAGTCCATGCCGAGAGTAGTCGAACCGAGATAACCAGTTTTAAACTGATTGGCGATTTGGCTATTTGGCAGGAACAGACCTTGAAGTGCCGGAACCATAGTCGTGTTAACAGACTGGTGAATAACAGCCATCAGGTTGTCTTGTGGACACGCCTGTGCGCGGATACGTTCAGCAGCTTGAAGGAACACGCCAGAAGTCGCCGGAGAAGTACCCGGAGTACCAACAGTCATGTAAGCAGCCTGAGTTGCCAGAGTGAGGTTATATGCCTCAACTTCTTCTGCAATACGCTGAACGGCAGGGGCAAGGAAACGACCAGCCCATGATTTCAACTGTGCATCGGTAGCAATCTCAGCAGAGGTCAGATCAATATCCACGCCGCGACGCTGATTGACGGTCAGTGCTACTCGTTCTTCGACTGTATCTTGTGTCGAAAATGTAGCGTTAGAACGTACAGCATAACGAGCGTTTTTATTGACATAGATTGTATCACCCGGCTGAACTGATTTATAAGCCCCGCCGAAAGTTGTTTCATCTTCTTTATCAATAGAAGCCGTAAAACCAAGGCGGTTTTTCAGCATAACTGCGCCCATCTTGGCAGCAATGCCAGTGAGCGACTTTACGGTGTTAATTGAGTTGGTAGCCATTTTTGAAGTCCTTTGAAAGTGTTAATATTTGAAACCGTACTTTTTCAGAAGCTCTTCACCTGACATATCATCCGTATCCTTTGTGGACGAACCACGACCAGAAACCGATTTAATCGGGGCAGGAGCATTGGACACTCGGTTAAGACTTGGTTTTTTTGTCTGAGCTAGCGCGATTTCCATTGCCGCTTTGTAAGGCGACATAGTAAGCAACGCTTCAAGCTTTCCTTCTTTTGCCAGATTATAAAACGCTAGTCCTGCGTCATTGGCCTCATAGAAAGCTTGCTCAATATGTGCTGGCATTGCGTCCATCAAATCCGCATTAGTCTCGACAACTTGCATGAAATCAGGGATTTCTGCTTTATGGCTATCAACACGCTGAGCAATTTCTGCCTGCCTTTGTTGTTCCCATTGTTGCCGTTGTGACTGAGCTTGCGTGTCTTGTGCTTGCTTTGCCTGTACAGCCTGTTCCGTCTTAATCTTGTGTAGAATTGTTGCCTCAAGGTAAGACCCATAATCCTCAAAATCGTCCTCTTTAGGGGCAGAATTATCAGATTTAGGCTGTGCTTGGGGATTTGGTGCTTGAGGTTGCTTGTATTTTGCTAGCTCAGCTTGTAAGGCCGCTTTTTCTGCGCGCTCTTTTACCAGTTGTTTATCGCGTCTGGAAATCGCGTTTACGGCCTTCTTAGGAAACGGAACGTTTTCGGCTTCTTCATCGGCCTGATTATCTTCACCTTCCGGCTCTGATTTTACTGGCTCGACTGTTTCGGCTTTTGGTGTTTCGACCTTGGAAGGCGTTTCGGTGACTAACGTTTCATTCATAGAAGAAAGAACGTTGTCTATTTCATCTGTCATATCTTAGTCCCTTTTAAAAACATTTGCAATTGCATAATGTACTAGGCAGGAATTGCCTAATTCAGTAATAGCATCAAAACGGCCTCATCATCCTGTTCCCGCTTAAATGCTAAATTCATGTAGTAGGCAATTTCTGCCTGCCTGATAGCTTCCTGTATTTCATAACTATTCAGAATATCTAGCGCGTTAATCTGCCTGACCAGATTAGAAACAATGGCTTTTTTCTGTTGTTGGAATATAGGGCCTGATACGGATTGATTTTCTCTTAGGTCAACAGATTCAAGTGTCTCAATATATTTATCAGTTAATTCATCAGCTTTTTCTTTTTTATCTTCAGCCCAGCCGTTATAATACCAACCTTTATTTGCAATAGGTGGCGAACTAGCCCCGCCATTTGAATCCCATTCGTAAGCTGACCATAAAGCTAAAAGCATCTACACCAACAAACATCTATTAAGAATTGCTGACGTATGTATCATAGAATATAAAAATGTTATTTTTGTGCCACCATCTACAAAAGGCAATGTGAATAACCTATTGCCTGTAAGAACCCCCCCACTAGGGGTTACGTTTGTTGATAATGAGGTCATTAAATTCATACCTACATCAAACCTAAAAGACCTACCTGTCGCTTCCTTCTGCAAATATATAAATCCATCAGCATCGCATGAATGTGAGCCAGTCGTGAATGTTTCTTGCTGGTTGCCGTAGGTAAAACCACTAATCCAAGTATTTGCTGCGATATCGTAAATGTCTAATGTTGAAGTCGCACCACCACGGAATGAGTATATATAACGCCCGTTTTGTTGGTATAAAGTCCCTGCCACGTTATGATTTACAAGTGTCTCGTTATCCCATCCTGTGACGTTATCAATCCAGTTTGCAGAGCCGCCAGCCGCCATTGCCCCAGCACGAGCCGCAGTAGGGGCTAAAGTAGACCATGTGTTTGTTGAAACTTGATAACGATACATTGTCACGGCGTTATTACCTAAGAGATACATAAAATCGATGTTACCTTCGATTGCATAAACCGAAGTTGCGTCAGGGTTTGTTGTCCAAGCCGCCGATACTGTCAAAACTGTACCCGTATTTGAAGCAATCGTACGAATTTGGCCTGCGCCTGTACCCGATTTAATACGAAGCTGATAGTTAGCCCACATATTTGTGCCCCAAGATTTTGCACCATTGGTAAGTGTAGTAGCCCCACCTGCTGTTGCTGTGCCTGTAGCAAATTCCTTAGCAGAACCAATCGTGGAAACTAACTGACCATCAGTACCCCAAGCTGGAAGACCTGTCACTGAACGGGCAGTCCAAGCGTTTGTTGCTCTATCATAAACGCCAAATCCTATTGTGGCTGCTGTTGCAAACCACAAAGAGCCAGAGAATAATTGAAATACTGTATTCGCACCGAATGAGCCGCCGCTTGTCGTGATTACAGAGTTTGCTCCAATGGTATTGCTCACAACTGTTCCATCAAATCCTACCCCAGTACCTTGAATGACGCGAATACGCATACCGGCTAAAGAACGCACGATTGTTTTATTGGTTGTTAATGACGTCGCTCCGCCAGCAGTTACAGTTTGGTTAAAAGTACCACCCATCGCCCCTAAAGCGCGAAACTCACCACAAGCACCAGCACCGAATGTTCCGCCTAAGCCAGAAGCGGGAAGCTGAATCCATGAGTCCTCGTCGCCTTCGTACATATAAATAACAGCCGCAGAAGCAACATAAAATGCTTTCGCTCCATTTATTAAATCAAATTTGTCAGAAACGATAAACGAGCCTGCCGTTGATGCTACAGGTGCGGGCGTTCTATTTTCCCATCTTTTCGGATGTAGCATTTTTTTAAGATTTACAGTTGTCGTCATTTTAAGTCACCTTTATGTTGTCGTAAATGTGGAGAGGAGCGTCTTGCCCTGTGTATTGGTTAGGTTGACCGCTAATCAAAGCGGCGTTTGTGAGTGTAGTTAATGTAGTTACAGAACCAGTCTCTACGTTTACTGCGGCGCGTCCTACAGCATCAATTCTAGGACTGTTTGCGTATAAAAACTGGACGAGCGTGTTAATTGAATCAGCCATGCTCTCTATTTGTTCTGAGAGGGCAAGAATTGCCGTTAATGTCGTTTCTGTCGCTGCGCCTGTTGGCAACGAGCTTTCCCCTACTGCTACGGATAAAGCCCCTGATGGATTTACCTTAACATCAACAAACGAACCACCGCCCGCCGTTGTTTTTCCGTGTATAACTGTATTAGTTACAATACCAATATCACCATCAACAACAGCAGAACCTAACGGTCTAGTATCAGCAGTACCTAGTGAGCCTTGAATTTCAACAGGTAAAGGGTTAGAGGTTGAGACATCCCCATCATTAACACCATCCGCGCCGTGTATCATTTTGATACGTTGAAATTTAACACCACCAATATCATCAGTTGCTATGACATCACCAAGCGTTTGTGGTACTGGCAATTGTGTATTGTCTGTCATTATATAACCCCTGCGATTTTGCCTGTTTCATCACGAATGACTTGCTTAGGCTTGGTTAAGGCTTCAATAACAGCTTGATTGCCTTGCGCTTGTGATTGAGCAACCGCCATCAACCCGTTGTTAATAGCCTCAGAGAATTGAGCCATCATCAGGGCTAGTGGCGGAACACCTTCGTTTAAATCGCCGTCCATCATAGCCATTTCAGGAGAAGCATTTACCTTGGTTTCCATGCGGGTTTTAATTATATCCGCTTCAATCTCTTTGTTTTTAATCTCTGTATCTGATTGAGCTTTGTAAACCTCAAGGGCGAGGCTATCACGTTTAATCGCAATATCTTCTTTTTTAATCTCAATTTCTTGTGCCTTTAACATTGTATCGGCTTGTTTGTTTTCAAGTTGTGATTGCAGGGCTTGCATCTCTTGTTGCATTTGTTGAAGGGCAGCCTGCCCTTGTTGGATTAGCCCCGCCATTTGTTCTTTTTCTGGATCAATTTGTGGTTCTTCTTCTTCGCGCTCATCCGGCTCTAGGAACTTAGGATCAACCACCTTCTTCATACGATTTGCCATTGCCTGCGCCCCTGCAAAGTCGGCGTACTTGAAATACAAGTCACCCATGATTGACATGAGGTCGGGAGAGGCTTGGAATACAGATTGAAGGGCCGCAACGCTTTCCTGACGAAGTGTCGTATAACTTGCGCCAGTTACAACACGCACGTCATACTTGCCTTTTTTAAGGTCAATAGGCTTTTCTTGCCCCTCAACCATCTCACCATTTACGCCGATTTCTTTAGGCTCATCTTCTTCCCCGATAATGCGAAGAACCCTTGCGGTGTCGTAAATCTCAGGAATAGCACATACAAGAACACGCCCGACATGGGTAATGGATTTGGAGAGATTGTCAGAGAAGTGATAAGTCGCAACGTCACCCTCTTGTTTACGCTGGGCGATAGCAACTCCTGATTGCTCATTGGATCGCATACCAAGGGAGGCGTTATAAATCCCCATCGTAGCTTTAATGTCATCAACCGCGCCACGGGAGGCGTTCACGACACCAGTCGGGATAGTCGGAGGCTCAAGCCGTTGCGGTGCGCCAACCTGATTGCCCTGTAAATCAGTGGTTTTGTATCGAAGGACAGCAGCCTTGGAAGGATTTAACCAGTCAGCAGCGTAATCCTCAACTTGTCCCTCGGCAGCCATAACCGGGGCTTGCGGGGCTTTCATCAAAAGCTCTGTCTCCAGAGACTTCCAATAGTTAAACATACGCTGTGCGCCCTTGGATTTGCGTATCAGCGAAAATATAAACCGCTTACCATCAATCCAGTTTTCCTCACCATAAACCGGGATCAGTGGAATGTATTTGCCGGGGAATGAGGTTTCCTCAAGAACGTCTGCGCCTGAAAGCTTATAGCGCATGACTTTACGCTCTTTGACCTTGCGGACTTTCTTAACAGGTGCGCCTTCTTCTACATCAATGACCTTGCCATTATCGTCAATCGAGATTGTTTTCTCTTTTTCCTCAATAACGAAATGCTCAGCAATCGAGATAAACTCATCGTCTTGATGATTGTATGTGTCGCCATCAACCTCAAAGCAAGCCACGTCTTTGCCGGGATATTGACGCTTAAATTCAGAAACTCTAATCTTCTCAATAATCGTGCCATGCTTGGCATCAGAGCCATCAACCTCAATCGAGGCCCCATCCAGCCAGCATGAGAGCGGATTAACGACACGCTTGATCTTTAGCTCTTGGTCAAAGGATTCCTCATCAACATAATCATGGTCTACCCGGACGAACCCGATAGACTGTTTAATGGCGTTAAAAACAGCCGCGTCATAAGCATTATCTGCGGAGGAAGCGTATTCAATGCCCTTGATAATACCCTTATAGGCTTCTGCGGTGCCCTGATCGCTCTCAAGACCTGCGGGAATTACATTGATTGTTGGGGTATTGATACGAATATCATTGGCAACCTGGTGAACGAACTGCCCCAATTGGTCAATGGTCAGTGCCGGACGACCAGAATTTACACGGGACGCATAGTCAGTTTCATCCCATTGGGCGTAATCATCATCAGATAGAAACTTAGCGTCCTCTCTGGCTTTTTTGTAAATATCGCCCCAAGTTTCCTTGTCGGCCGCAAGTTTGTCTTTAGCTATTTTAACAATATCATCAGCCATGTGAAAACCTTGAGGGGATTAGGTTACATGGCTCATTGTAAGGCCGGGAAACGTCTGACAAGGCATGACGTGCTATTAGCGGGACGATTATTACATTTATCTTAATCAGTGTCAATTCCCCATATATGACGCACCAAAGCCAGATTTGATTGAGAGGGAGACGGGTTTGGAACCAAGGCTTCCTTTGATCCGTGTTACGGCATGAGCAAGGTATCTAAAACCATCCGCGCCATTACTCGCCCAGTCATGCTTCGGCTTGTTCTTAAATATCTGCCTTTCTTCATCCCATTCATAGGCGTAGTTTTCGAGAGCAAAAACACCGTCTTTTGTCTTTTCAGCATCGAAAACACACATAGGCAATAATTGCCTAACAGCCTCAATTCCACCCTCTACATTTGAAATCTCTAATACTTGGTTTTGAATGCCTAACCGGGATAATTGGACAGCCACGCTATCCCCTCGGATATTACCTGCGTTGGCATCATGGGGAAGATAATGACCGTATTTCATATAATTGTAAGGCTTTTCCTTAACAATCTTGGCGTAATGCTCAAGACCTTCCCCGGCATTTTCGTAATATTCAATAATTCTAAACTCTCTACCTACAATCTGGCC